AAGTAAAGCTAACTTAGCGGTCATTTTTGCAATACCAACTAAGAGGTTAAGACCTGTGCCAACAATAAACTTTGCTAGTCCACCAAGACCTGTTCCAAATAAAAGAAATCCAGCAACAATAGCAGGCCAAAAATCCGCAATAAATCTACCAATTGCTTTTACTTTATCTTTATTTTCTGGATCCGTAAACCAATCAATCAGTTTAATCAGTGCTTTTGCAGCAAGAACCTTAAATAATCCACTAAGAATCTTATTAAAAAGATTATTGACAGGTGCCAATGCCTTTGTAATTGGTTTCAGTAAAAATTTCTTTGCTGATTCAAGTTTGTTTTCTTTCTTACTTCTCTTTTCCTTTTCCCTATCCTTTCGTTCTGCCTCCCCCTGCTTCTCTTCAATCTCAGTTTGAGTACGAATTTCATCAAGAAGATCATCTAACTTCTGATCTATTCCATCAATATCTTCATCCTCAACCACATCAGGAGATGGTGGTGCCGCAGGTGGAGGAGTGGGTTCAACAGCAGGAGCTAATGCTAGTTTTGGAGTGAGTGGTTTTGAACCAATAAGAGGAGCAGCAGGAGCAGAAGCAGAAGATTCTACCTCTCCTTTAACTTTTAAAACTCTATCAACAAACTTCTCAAAGTCAATCTTTCCTTTTCTATATGCTCTTACACCTTCCTTCCTTTCATCTACCGTCAGTCTATCACCATCAAGAGTCCCATCCTGTGCCATCTCTGAGGCATATTTTTCATATCTATCCTCACCAAACAGCTTTGCTGGATCGATCTTCTTACCGGTTCCTCCTGCTGGTGGTAGACTAAGCATTACGTTGTTTCTCTTGCTCTAACTTTTGTTCTTCAACATGCTGTTTTAGAAGTTCAACGTATACATCCCGTTCCCAGGGCATCATATTTTCAATCTCTGTCAAGCTATATTTATGATGCTGCATGAGGGCAAAATTAATTCTAAAATATGCCTCCAAATTCATATGGGAAAGGGCTACGCGAAAAAACTAGATAATCCCTCCAATAAAACTTCACTAGACTTCTTAGTCTTAGGATTCTTTACCTTAACAGTGTGTGATAACTTAGGCATGGTAGAGAAAAACTTCTCAATGTCCTGAAACTGTTTGGTATTCAGTTGATCAACAAAGTCTTTGATCTCTTTCTTACTACAATCAGCAGCAGGCCATGCCTCCTCTTCATTGTAAATGGTTTCAATACAAGAACCAATCAGATCAAATGTTTTCTCAACATTAGAAGAATTCTCATCAAAGTCAAAGTTGTCTGTAATAAACTCTTCGAGAGAAGGATATTTTAATCTCAATGCGAGTCCACCACCAAGATCTACATCTCTATTATGGTCGTCATCTTTAATGACTTTGATATCGTCGATGTTAATGGTAACATCAACCTCTGTCACACCATCGTCTGGTGCAATAATTTTGAGTTCAATTTCTTCACCAACAGACTTACCACGAATGTTAAGAAAGAGGTATTCAATATCAAATGTGGGCAGAGATTCTACTTTAATATCTCCGCGAATACATGCTTTAATAACTTCTTTGATTGCTTTGGTAATCTGTTTTTGATCTTGACTCTCCATAGCCAAGACTAGAAGTTTTTCTTCTTTTACAAGGAAAGGTCTATATTCAATACTGTCCCCAGAAGAGGGTAGTTCGAGATCATAATACGGTGTAGCAATTTTTGGTAAAGGCATAATATCTTATAAAGATTTCAGTGTGATTATTTATGGGGTAATCAGAAAACTTTTGTTTCCGATGCAAATCGACCACCAACACGAACGGCAGCTGCTTCAACACCTCTTGCCCGTGCTTCGGGACTGATAGCAGCATTGGTTGCATTATATTGTGCTGCTGCGGCAGCTGCTGCGGCATCTGCGGGATTCTTAGGTTCAGTTGCCTCTTGAATCGGAGAACCACCTCTGTTGACAAAGTATCTATCGAATGCAAACGTCACACTACACTTCATCACATCACTTCCATCGTAAGAGACAGGAATAGATGAGATACTACGTGGGAAAGCATTGACGAAGGAATAAAGAATATCATTTTTAGTTCTATCATAATCTTTATCAAACTTGTGTAGATCAATCCTACACTTATATCCTAATTGTTCTTTTGGATATCTAAATCTATAAAATGCAGCCTCAGACTCTGGACCAGCATTTGTTTGGACACTAAATGTATTATCTGTGCTAGAAATATAATCCATCCATTGCTCAAAGAATTTTAAAGTTTGATACTTCGCATCAACATAAAAATCCAAAGTTAGATCATCAAAGTCTCTACGATATGCAAACTTTTGATTGATACCATAATAATCCTGTAAGTTCTCAGTAGTTGAGAAACTAGAACCAGGAAGAGTTGTAGAATTGCACAAGAAACTAAGATCATCATAGAATCTACCACCCTGAGGATTAAAATCCTTAGTAAAGGGTAGAATTCCTACCTGCAACACAGCACGAAACTGACTGGTCTGTGCCAGGTGACCAAAACGTTTAATGAAGTCACTTGTGCTTAGATTTCTAAACGGAACTGCACCTGACATCTAAATACCTTAGTCCTATTATACTATGTATGAGCTATAAGGGTAAATTTAGACCAAGTAACTACTTGAAATATAAAGGTGACCCTACTAAGATTATTTATCGTTCCTTATGGGAATTAAAATTTATGAATTGGTGCGATAAAAACAATAATATCCTTGAATGGGGGAGTGAAGAGATTGCAATTCCATACATTAGTCCTGTTGATAGTAGGATTCACCGCTATTTTCCCGACTTCTATGTCAGAACAAGAACCAGAAACGGAGGGATTAAGAGGTACGTTATCGAAGTTAAACCGCTTAAACAGACTGTACCGCCCAAAAAGAGGTCGAAAAGATATCTTAGTGAGATGAAAACCTATGCTGTCAATGAAGCAAAGTGGAAGGCAGCACAAGAATTCTGTGATGATCGTAAGTATGAGTTCAAAATTATTACAGAAAAAGAACTAGGTCTGTAAAAATGCCAAGAAAGACTCTCCAACAAAGAAGATCAGCAAATAATCGTCTGTCTCTTATATTGGATAAGAGTGGAATGAAAAGTCCAGATGATTTGATGATGGATATCATGGATGCTTTGGGTAATACTGAATATGCACCCGATAGCATAGGAGCATACTACACTTTCATCTATCAAGCAAAGACACCAGCATTATTATATGATGAACATCCATTAGTACAAGTAGTTGATATCACAAGTTGGGGATTCAAAGGATTTAATTATCACTGGAATATGGTAAGAAATTATACGTTTCCAGAAATTATTGGACCCATGTATAGAGTGAATGCACAGGAATTTGCAACTCTTCGCACCATACCATATAAGAAACTCCGCGTCAGTGGATAAATAACTAAAAAGATTGTTGTGGCAAAGAAAAGTTCCAAGTTAAACATCAATGGAAAACAAGTAACTGTTGAGACAGAGTTGGAAAATGGTGCCTACACAGTAAAGGATAGTAAGGGCAGAACAATTGCAGAAGGAGACGCTGCTTCTGGTGGCAATCTAAAATTTTCTAAGGGAAATCTTCAAGCACAACAAGATCTTCTTGGAATTAGAAGTACAAGAGGAACAGGTTTTCAGACAAAATTAAATGCCTTAATAAAAGGTCCAGCAGAGAATGAAAATAAAGCAATACTCAACAAAAACGCATCAACTACCCAGAAATTAAATCTGAGAGATCTGGGATATGGAGATAAACTTGACATTAAAGGTGTAACGACACCAGCAGAACCAGACGTTGATACGAAACCGACACCGGAACCGGGAGCCGGAGCTGATCAGGAAAGTGATGCTGCTGCACCAGCAACACCAGCACCAGTAGTACAAAAACCTCCTGAGGTTCAAGATCTTGACGGGTCAACAGTAAGATATCCATCAAATCAAATTGATGGTAACTACGACTTTGTTCAGTTTAGTATCATTGAATATGTCCCCGGAGGAGAGGATGCATTAGCAAATATAATTTCATCAGGTGGTGGTGGAAGACCATCCGGGAGATTGAAAAATCAAAGTCCAGTGGGATCAGTCATCCTACCCATGCCACTGAATATTTCTTCACAGAATAATGTGAGTTTCGGAGAAGACACTTTAAATGCATTCCAAGCAGCTGGTCAGGATATAGTTTCAAATGCTATTCAAGGTGATATAGGTGCTGCTCTTAATAATGCAAGCGGTGCCTTAAATGCCAACGCAAGTGAAGCAAAGAAGACACTCAGAGCAAAAATTACTCAGGATATTGTTGGTGGTGGTAACCTTCTCACCAGAACAACAGGTGCAGTTCTGAATAGTAACATGGAACTTTTGTTCAAAGGTCCTCAGTTACGAACGTTCAGTTTTGACTACAAGATGACTCCCAGAGACAAACCAGAGGCACAGAGTTGTAAGCAGATTATTAGAATGTTTAAGAAGGCAATGGCACCTAAGATAAAAGGTGGTGCTCTCTTCTTATACACACCAAATGTATTCCTTATTAATTTTATACACAGGGGTCAAAATCATCCATTCTTGAACAGGATCAAACCATGTGCGCTCACTGCTTTTGGTGTAAACTTCACACCTGATGGTGCATACATGACATATGAAGATGGTTCTCCTGTGGCATACAATTTACAATTTTCGTTCAGTGAGATGGAACCTATATACGATATAGATTATGAGAACGACGAGGGCGCTGAGGGCACAGGATTCTAATGGGTTATTTCAGACAACTACCCAACTTCAATTACGTTTCAAGACTAGATGAAAAAGTTTCTAGTTCTGATTACATTGAAGTAAAAAATATTTTTAAGAGAGCAAAAGTAAGAGAGGATTTCTTTCAAAACTTTACTGCATTTACTCGTTATACAATTAAAGGTGATGAAAGACCAGACAA